TGAATTAATAGAATGGCTTGATACAGAACCGAATTTAGTCAAAGTACAAGACGGTTTTTTATATCACGGACAATATTTTACAAACCAACAAATAATAGAAATTTATGCTAAACGAAGTTAGAGAATTTCAGAAAACAGGTCAACAAATTGTAAACGATTTACCAACGGTTAATAGCTTTAAAGATTGTGAATTACGATACAAGCTAATGAAAGAGGAAAATTTAGAGTATTTAGGAGCTTGTTATAACGAGGACAAAGTAGATATATTAGATGCATTAGTGGATCAGGCTTATGTTTTATTTGGGAGCATAAATTTTCACGGAATGCAGGATATATTTTCAGAGGCATTTAGGCGAGTTCACGCAAACAATATGACAAAATTTCCAAATGGCGAAGTTTTAAGGAATTTAGAAGGTAAAATAATAAAGCCTGAAGGATTTGTGCCAGTCGATTTGTCAGATTTAATTTAGTATATTTATACGCTCTATAACAGGAGCGTATTTTTTTTTAATCAAATAACCAAAATATGAGTATTTTTTCAAAGTATAATGACGAGATTATAGAATTATTAGGAAAGGGTTTAAGCAATAGAGAAATAGCACGTCAAATTTCTCCTGATAAAATTTCAGGAATTAGAAAACATATAGCAAAACTAAAAGACAATACAGGTATTTTAAACGCTTGTGAAAACGTAGGGGTTGATCCTAAAACAGTTCCTATGTTATGGCTAAAAAATAAAAATGAAAGTGTAAGAGTTACCAATCCGTTGTTTGAGAAATTAAGTGATGAAGAAAAAAACATAAAAGATATTGATTTTTTAAATATTTTTAAAGATAAAATTAAACCTATAACTTTAAAAACAAATGACAATTTTAAATCTATATCTTTATTTGACAGGCTGGTTTATACCGATGTACATGTAGGTATGAATGTAAATCCTGACGGATACTCTTTATACGGAGGTTTATGGAATGAAGAAGAACTAACCAAAAGATTAACGTTAATGGTTAATCATACATTAAATAATAAAAAATCAAATACTTTATTAATTCACGAATTAGGCGATTTTTTAGATGGTTGGGATGGTTATACAACCAGAGGAGGTCATTCATTACCTCAAAATATGGATAATCAAAAAGCCTTTGATACTGCATTAACTTTTAAAATACAATTAATTGATTCTTTAATTAATCACTACGACAAAATAAAATGTATTAATATTTGCAATGATAACCACGCAGGTTCTTTCGGTTATATCGTTAATTCAGCTTTTAAAACCTACATTGAATTAAAATACCCTGATTCAATAGAAATAATTAACCAAAGGCGATTTATTGACCATTATAGCCAAGATAATATAACATTTATACTTACACACGGTAAAGACGACAAAAGCCTTAAATTTGGATTTAAACCTGTTTTAGATGCAAGACAAATTGAAAAGATTAAAAACTACATTGATGAAAATAAATTACATTCTCAAAAGATTGAATTTTCAAAAGGCGATTCACACCAGTACATATTTGACAATTCAACTTCAAAGCATTTCAGTTATCAAAACTTTCCCGCATTTTCACCCCCTTCAAACTGGGTACAAACAAACTTCCAAAATTCAATAAGTGGCTTTATTCATTTTAATTATTATGAAAACGGTCAAAAAAGTATAAATGACTTTATTTTTTAGTATAAAATTAAATCGGTTATTAATTTAGCCGATTTTTTTTATATTTATTTGCGTAATAAAAACTTATTATTATATTTGCACTTATAAACTATAAAACAAAACACAAAATGACAGATTACAAAGAATTTTTAGAAACAAAAAGAAAGACTTTTGTTGAAAGTGGATTTGAAATTAATGAAAATGAATTAAATCCATTATTAAAAGACTTTCAAAAGTATGGTATTAAAACTGCTTTATTTAAAGGAAAATTTGCATTCTTTTTTGATTGCGGTTTAGGAAAAACTTTTTGCCAGTTAGAATGGGCAAAACAAGTATCAATTAAGACAAATCAAAAGGTTTTGATATTAGCACCTTTGGCAATTGTAGAACAGACAAAAAATGAAGCTGCAAAATTTGGAATTGATTCTTCTTATTTTGATATTACTAATTATGATCAATTAAAAAATATTGATTGTAGTATTTATTCAGGAGTAGTTTTAGATGAATCCAGTATTTTAAAAGGTAGAGATGGTAAACTTTCATCTTTGATAATTGAAACTTTTAAAAATACACCTTATAAATTAGCTTGTACTGCTACACCATCCCCAAATGATCATATGGAATTAGGGCAACATTCAGAGTTTTTAGGTGGTATGTCTTATTTAGAAATGTTAGCAATGTTTTTCGTTCACGATGGAGGAGAAACTTCTAAATGGCGATTAAGAAAACACGCACAGGATAACTTTTGGACTTATATATCTGGACTATCTATGGCAATTGATAATCCATCAAGTTTAGGTTTTTGTAGTGAAGGATATAATTTACCTGAAATAGAATATATCGAGCATATTATAAAAGTAGATAATTTAAGCGAAAATCTATTTGGAGATGTTGCTGTATCTGCTACCGAATTGCATAAAGATTTAAATAGATCATTTGATGCAAGAATTGAAAAAACATTGGAACTGGTTAACTCAAATGACAATCAATGGATTGTTTGGGGTTTAAAAAATCAAGAAACAGATACATTATCAAAATTACTTGAAAATAGCGTAAATGTACAAGGTTCTGATAATCCTGAATATAAAGCTAAACATTTGAATGGATTTGCAAATGATAATTTTAAAACATTAATTACAAAGACTTCTATAGCTTCATTTGGTATGAATTACCAGCAATGTAATCAAATGGTATTTATGTCTTATGATTTTAAATTTGAGGCATTTTACCAAGCTGTAAGACGATGCTATAGGTTCGGTCAAAAAAATAAAGTAACCGTTCATATTCTTATACCTGAATCACAAGTAAATGTTAGAAATACTATTTTAGAAAAAGAAAAACAACATTTTGAGCGTATTAAAGAAATGTCAAAATACAGCGCAGAAACTAATTACAAAAAAGCAAAATCAAAAGTAAAAATTATGAATAAAGAAATTAAAACAGAAGAATACCACTTAATAAATGGCGATTGCGTTCAGGAAACTGCAAAACTACCTGATAACTGTGCGGATATAGTTGTATTTAGTCCTCCATTTGCTGAATTATATGTATATTCAGATAAAGAGGAGGATATGGGAAATGTATCGAATTATAAAGAATTTGAGAAGCATTTTAAATACCTAATCCCTGAATTAAAAAGAACGCTTAAAAGTGGTCGTATGTGCGCTATACATTGTATGGACTTACCAATACAAAAAGGCAAAGAGGGATATATCGGATTGCGTGATTTTTCAGGTATGTTAATTGATTGGTTTCAAAAAGAGGGTTTTATATATCACTCAAAAGTAACATTATGGAAAAATCCAGTAACCGAAATGCAAAGAACTAAAGCATTAGGATTACTTCATAAAACCATTAAAAAAGATAGTATTATGTCAAGGGTTGGAATACCTGATTACGTTTTATTTTTTAGAAATGAAGGCGATAATGAAACACCAATAACACACCAAGATAAAGATAGCAGCAAATTAGATTATTTGCCAGTAGATTTATGGCAAAAATACGCTTCTCCTGTTTGGTATGATATTGATTATTCAAGAACTTTACAATATAGAAGCGGTCGAGATGGCAATGATGAAAAACATATTTGCCCTTTACAATTAGATACTATCGAAAGAATATTACATTTATATTCAAATGAAGGCGAAACGGTATTAAGTCCATTTGGAGGAATTGGATCAGAGGGTTGTTCAGCTATTAAAATGAATCGTAAAAGCATATCTATTGAATTAAAAGAAAGTTATTTTAAAATTAATTCAAATAATCACAAGGCATTTGTTGAAGAAAAAAACAGTACATTAACTTTATTTTAGTACATTTACAAAGTTTTGTTTTAGCCGCTGAAGAAATTTAGCGGTTTTTTTATGTAAAGCAGTGTAAAGGTATATTTACAATAATACTTTACAGTTTTTTTTCAATGTTTATAAGGGTTGACAAAGTAAATTGTAAAGAGTTTACAGTTTACAGTAGGTTAAAAAAATATAAAAAAATAAAAAAAAATAAAAAAAATAAAAAAAAAGTGTAAAGGTTTACACTTTCCGCTGTTAAGTCTTGCTATCATTGATTTTATGGGGTGTAACTTGGGGTGTAACCTGTAAAGGTAGGTTTACACTTTCTTTACACTTTTAAAAAAATAACTTTATTAGTATTTATATTAAAAAAAGTATTATATTTGTACTTGTATTATTGGTAGAGCATTAATACAATTAAAGACCTTTTTTAAAAGCCTTATGGTGCGGAGCTCTACTTCCAATCCATAGGGCATTTTTATTTAATAACAATTATGGATTTAAAAAATAAATATTATGAGAATTATTATAGCAGAAGAATTAAGATTTAGAGAAATATTTAATTATATAAATATTAATCATTACACGGCGAATGAAATTTTAAACAAGTTAGAGAAAGAAATTAAAGATAATTTAGAAAATAATATAGTAGAAGGATGTATTTTGATTGAATATAAAAAATACAATAGTTTTGGAGATTGTATTTTTAGATTAGTTTCGTATTCTAAAGATGTAATTATTTATGAATTTGAAACAACAGCATCGTAATGGAATTTAATTTAAAAAACCTTTGTGAAAATTTTTCTTTGATAACAGTTGGGAGCAATAAAGTTCCCAACTTCCCTTGGAAAAAATCACAAACAGAAAAACTATCATTTACTGAATTTTCTAAAAACTATAATTACAAAGGCGGTATATTTAGAAATGATGGCACAGAAATACCTTCAACGAATAACTTTGGTATTGTTACTGGTTATGATAATTTACAATGTATTGATGTTGATTTAAAAGTTTTAAAAGCTGCTAAAGATCGTAAAGAGTTTTGGGATGAATATATTAACTTCTTAGATGATAATATTTTTGATTTTTATAACAAAGTAGTTATTTATAAAACTCAATCGGATGGATATCATATTTTCTTTAAATGTGAAGAAATAGAAGGTAATAAAAAATTAGCTGTTTTAGAGGGTTATACCGAAGCTATTTTAGAAACTAGGGCAAAGGGTGGTTATTGCTTTGTTTATCCAAATAATCAATATAATAAGCGTTCCTATTTAGATATAGACTATATTTCTAAAGAGGATAGGGATATTATTTTATCCTGTTCTAAAATCTATAATTTTGTAAAGGAAGTAGAGCCGATAAAAGTATCTAAAAATGATTATGTAGAATCTAAAATAACACCTTGGGATGATTATAACCAAAAGCATAGTATTTTTGACGTTATTGGATCAGATTTTACTATTGTAGCTAATTTATCAAATAAACAAGTTATTAAAAGACACGGTGCAACTTCAGCTCATAGCGGTTATGTTTTTAGAGATAGTGGCTTTATGTATCTTTTTAGTACTGGAACTTGTTACCCACACGAAAAACTAATAACACCATTTACTGCATTTGCATACAAGTATCATAATGGAGATTATTCAGCAGCTTCAAAGGATTTGTATTTAAGTGGGTACGGATCTCGTTTAGTAAAAGAATTTCCAAAAGATATAATCCAAAAGATAGAAACTAAAGAATTTCCTATTGATATATTTCCAAATGAAATTCAATTATACATTTCAGAATCAAAAACTAAATTGATGTTAAATGAGGACTTTATGGCCTCTTCATTTCTTTGGATGATGTCTGTTATTATTGGCAATTCATTAAAGATTGAAGCAAAAAAAGGATGGACTGAATCATGTACTTTATTTTTGTCATTAGTTGGTCAGGCTGGACTTGGTAAAACACCAAGTATAAACAATATTATTTATCCACTAAAAAAGATTAATAAAAAAAGAATTGAGGAATATTTTCAAAAATATGAGGAATATCAAAACTATCTTTTAATGTCTAAAAAAGACCAAAAAAGTACTATTCCAATTGACAAACCTAAAAGAAAACAACTACTTGCAAGTGATACAACAATAGAAGCTTTAATATCTATTCATAACGAATCCAAAAACGCTATTGGGGTTTTTAAAGATGAATTAGATGGTTGGTTTAAAGACATGAATAAATATAGAGAGGGTTCAGATAAACAACAATGGCTATCTATTTGGTCAAATGAAAGTATTATTGTTAATAGATTATCAAGAGATGATTTGTATATTAGTTCACCATTTATTCCAGTACTTGGAGGTATTCAACCTGAAATTTTAGACAGTCATTTCACAAATGAAAATATTAGTTCAGGATTTATAGATAGATTTCTTTTTGCTTATCCTAATAATTTAAAAGCCGAGCAGTACAATAATGATGAATTGCCAGAACAATTAATTGAATGGTATGAAAATACTATTTTAAAAATGAATGACAATATTAGGCATATTATTAAAAAAGATGATAACAATGAAATAATACCTTTCATTTGTAAATTAGATAAAAATGCAAATGATGAATGGGTAAGAGTATTTAATAAATATGTTGATTTGCAAAATTCAGAAAATGAACCTGAAATGTACAAAAGTATGATTGCAAAGATTAAAACGTATATTCCAAGATTATCACTTATAATTCATTTTATTGATTGTTTTTTTGATGATAAAGATATCAAAGAAGTAAAAGTAAATGCAGAAACAATAATAAAAGCTGAGAAATTAGCCGAGTATTTTGTATTACAATTTAAGAAAATTAAAACAGAAGGATTAGAGAATAAGGATGTATCGGATATAAAAAGCGGTAAAATCAAAGATAATGTACTTGATACTTTGAAAAAATTAATAGAAGCCAAAGGAATAGATAATATTAATAAAAGTAAATTGGCGAAGGAGTTTAATGTGAGCCGTGTTACTATTAACAACTGGATAAAGAAACTATGATTTTACGTTCATACCAAATAGAACTATCCACAAGAGGAGCAAATATTTTAAAGTCCAAAGGAATTGTTTATTATAACTTTGCACCAAGAGTTGGTAAAACATTAACGGCATTGCAAACGTGCCAAAATGTTAATGCAAAGGATGTTTTATTTATTACAAAGATAAAAGCCTTTAAAAGTATTCAGGATGACTTTAATGTTGCTGGGTATGATTTTAATCTAACAATAATAAACAAAGAATCCATTCACAAAATAGAACACAATAAATTTGATGTTATAATTTACGATGAGGCGCACGGTTTATTCTCAACATATCCAAAACCTAATAACTTTTATAAAATTGCAAAGGCACGTTTTTCAAAAATTCCAGCTATACTTTTGAGCGGTACGATGTGCGTTGAATCAGGATCGCAAATATACCACCAGTTTAATTTTAGCGATTATAGTCCGTTTAAATACTATACAAACTTTTATAAATGGGCGAAGGATTACGTAAAAGTAACACAGAAGCAATTAGGGCATGGTTTAATCAATGATTATAGTAAATGCGATATGATATCGGTAAATGTAATTATAGAGCCTTACACGTTAAAATACACGCAAGAGCAAAGCGGTTTTGTTTCAAAAGTTAATAAACACGTTATCCATTTTCCTATTAGTAATAAAATTTTAATTGAAATGTTAAAAAGAGATAGTTTAATTGAGGGTAAAGATGAGTTAATTATTGCTGATAGCGGTGTTAAACTTTTGCAAAAGATACACCAATTAGAAAATGGAACTATTATTTTTGAATCAGGTAATAATAAGATTTTAAGCGATGCAAAAGGTCAATTTATTAAGAAATATTTTGAAGGTAAAAAGTTAGCTATTATCTATAATTTCAAAAATGAATTAACTTTATTACAGGATGTTTTTAAGGATCAATGCACAACAGATTTAAACGAGTTTAATAATACTGATAAACATTACTTAGGGCAGCAGGTAAGTTCGTGTGAAGGTATATCATTATCTAAAGCAGATTGTTTAGTATTTTATAATTTTGGTTATTCAGGTAAAAATTTCATTCAGGCTATTGACAGATTAACTTTAAAAGATAGACCAACAAATGATGTTTATTTTATCTTTGAAAAAGGATCACTAACAGAGGCAATTTATAAAACTGTAAGCAAAAAAGAAAAATTTAACATAAAACAATTTAATGAGTACAGAGCAACAAATCCAAAGTAAAATAAAAAAATATGCTGAAAGCAAAGGATGGATTGTAATTAAAACAATTAAATTAAGTGAGGCTGGTTATCCTGATTTATTTATGTTTAAAGATGGCAAAACTATTTTTATAGAAGTTAAGAAACCAGGGGGTATAATATCTCCTTTACAGGAATTAAGACAAAGACAATTAAGAGAGCAGGGGTTTACTTGTGAGGTTATTGATAATTTAGAACAATTTAAAAATGAAATTAGCCGAGAAGATAGAATTATTTAAAAAAAACAATCCTGACAGATTAGAACATACCTTTAAAAATGGCCTAAAGTTCAAAGGTTTTGAAAAATACAGGCTTTATTATTGGATTGATAGCCTTTACAAAGATGCTGTTAATGAGTGGAATACAAGTAAAACACAAAATAATGTATCTTTTTTAGAAAATATATTAAAATAAAAATTGCGTAATTGAAAACTATTACTATCTTTGTCAAACAAAACAACAACAAAACACAAATATTATGACAACTCAATTAGAATCTACAAAAGCAATAAACTCTTTAAAAATGAAAGCTATAAAAAAAGGAGGTTATTTAAAATTTAAAAATGAAATATTAATTGCTTGTGAAAATCATAAAAAAATATTTGGAAATGATTTAACACCAAAACAATTTAATTAAAAAAAATAGGGGGTTTAAAAGCTCCCTTTAAAAACAAAACAACATTAAGATGGACGCAAAACAAAAAGCAGTTGAGTTAATTGATAAATTTACCTACTGGAATACATCGGAAGCCGAAAGGGAAGGAATTAAAAGCGCATTAATAGCGATTAATGAAATAATAACAGCTTTAGAACAACACGAATGGCAAAATAAAAATGTTATTTTAGATTACAAAAGATTACAAAACGAAATAAATAATTTATAGTTATGACACTAACGGAAATCAAGGAAATATTTAAAATAGATTTGGTATTTAAAAGCAGAAAAGCGCATTTAGTATATTTAAGAGGTCATTATATTGACCAGGAACTTTTAAAAGAAAGAAAGCAAACAGATATTTGCTTGGAATTACAATGTAACCACGCAACCGTATATCATTATTTGCAAAGAAAAGAAATGTACAAAAAAATCAAAGAGTACAATAAATTAAAAAAAGCATTTGACAGGAAAGATGTAAACTTATTTAAAGAAGTAGAAGAAACACTTTTAAATAAAACTTATATTACTTATAATATTGGGGTTAAAAAAGTGCTTCAAAAGAATGAAAAACCTTTTAAAAGATGGAATTACAAAAGAATTATCGAAACATTAAGAAAAGATAATAAAAATGAGCTTTGGGATAAACCGATGCCAGAGTTTACAATAAATGATTATAAGATTTTGGAAAGTTTAGAAAATGGCAAATAAAAGAATTAAAAAACAGATCACGCAAAGAGTATCGATTTATGAACAGGAATATATTTTAAAACAAGAAGCGAAAGAAATACTTAAAAAAATAAAAAAAAATGAAAACACAAAAGCAAAAAATAATTGACATAATGAAAGCAGATGAAGAATTGGGATTGTATGAAGAACCTAAACAAGAAACACTTGAAGAAGATGCTGAAAGATATATTCAAGAAAATATAGCACCATATTCTGAGAATAAATATATGTATAAAAAATGTTTTATTGATGGTGCTAAATGGCAACAAGAAAGAAGTTATAGTGAGGAAGATATGATTGAAGCATTTTTAGCAGGAGTTGAGAAAGAATCTTATAGAGGGTTAAATTTTGATGATTGGTTTGAACAATTTAAAAAGAAATAGTATGAAATTAAATTTTAAATTAAGTTTAAAATGAAGCCACCTTGCCCACCTAAAACAGATTGTTGGTGTATAGAGCATCCAGAACATAAAGATTGTATTCCATCCTTACCGATTGAAAGTGTATTTTTTGGAATAATAATAATAATATTAATAATAATTAAAACATATAAAAAATGAGAACTCACAAAAAAGCACTTGAAGTAATAGCTAATGATTTTCTAACACAAAATGCAGAAGCAATAGGACATGAAAACAAACCAAACTATTCAAATAGGGATTTTATGAATACAATTATAATTTTCCAAACTGCATTAATGGACAAAATGTATGATATCCAAGATTACGATATTATGTCCGTTGAGGATAGAATGAAAATGGCTGAAAATTGTGGTTTAGCTTTACGAAAGCTGATACACACTTTTACAGGATTAGATACACATAATATTGATGAATTTATTTAATAATAATAAAAACGTATAAAAAATGCGAGTAGTATTTATAGCTATTTTGATAGCAGCGGTCGGGGTTATAATGTTTCATTTAGGTATGAAAAACCACAAACATTTAGATAAAACAATAGTATTAATAACAAAAGGAATTAAACCAAGTGAGGGCGATCTTATGAGAGTTCAATACGTTGCTAATGATTCTGTATATTTGTGTATTATAGACTAACTTTAGTCCCGAATTTAATTGATATTTGGGACAGAATTAAAAATAAAAAATTATGACACCAAAAGAAAAAGCCAAAGAGTTAGTTGGTAAATATTATATAAACATTCCTTTAAGAGATTGTGATAATAGAAGACCACATAAGTTAGCATTAATAGCAGTTGATGAGTGTTTGCATACTTGTGTTGAATCAATGATATATTATTGGCAAGAAGTAAAAACAGAAATAGAAAAGTTATGATAGAAGATTTTGCACAGGGAATAGTTATAGGGTTTATGATGGGTATCTTTTTTTCGTTAGTGGCGTATATTTTAAAAAATAATAAGTATATATGAAAAAATTAATGTTTATTTTTGCAGTTGTTGGTATAACAAGCTGCTCTAAAAATTGTGATGACTTAGAAATGGCGGCCACAAAACAATATAAAAACGCTTTATTTAACTGCAATGGTAATTCAGCAGCAGTAAATGAAGTAACAAGGCAGTACAATGATAAGATAAAACAAATAAGAAAAGATTGTAATTAATTTTGTAACTTTGTATTTATGGCACGACCAAGTGAATATAGTTTTGATTTATCAAAAGAGATATGTAATGAAATAGCATTAGGTAATAATATCATACGTATATTAGAATCTGATGCAAAGTATCCAAACTGGACAACATTCAGAAGGTGGAAAAATAATAATGATGAATTACGCACACTGTATGTGAGCAGTCAACAAGATAAAGCATTAGCATTGGAAAATGAAATCGATGACTTAAGAGATATGTTGATCACTAAAGAAATTGAATACCCTGTTTATAATGCTTTAGTTAATACTTTAAAATGGAAAATGGCAAAAATGTATCCTAAGGTGTTTGGTGATAAAACAGATGTAACTTCTGGAGGTGAAAAAATACAAAATACAACCTTACAAATCGAAATAATCAAACCAAGTGAAGATTAAAGCTACTACGGTATTTGAAAAAAATTATAATTTATTAAATACTGGAAAATATAAATATATTATTAATTCAGGGTCTTCTCGTTCGAGTAAGACCTTTAGTATTTTACAGTTGTTTTGGGTTTTAGCGTGGTCAAATGAACGTATTAAATTAGCAGCTTTTAGGATCACTAAAAAAGATTGTAAGGATACAATTTTACAGGATATGTTAAAATATTATCCAACTTTAGAGAATTGGGATAAAGTAGTTTATAATAAATCAGAATCTTATTTCACATTTCCAAATGGATCACAAATATTTATTGAAGGTACAGATGACGAATTGAAAGTTATGGGTTATCATTCAGACTATTTATGGTTTAATGAGTTTTATAAATTATCCAAAGAAACATTTGATCAGTTAGATATGAGATGTTCAAAAGCTGTATTTATGGATTATAATCCAGTTGGTAATCATTGGGCGGATAGTGTTATGAAGCGAGATAATGCAACTGTTATTCACTCAACTTTTAAAGACAATCCTTTTATACCAATTGAGCAAAAAAAGAAAATATTAGGATATGAGCCGACTGAATATAATATAAGTCAGGGTACAGCAAATGAGTATAACTGGCAGGTCTTTGGATTAGGTTTGAAAGCTGAAAAACAAGGGCGAATATACAACTGGAAGCCTATCGACTACTTTCAATATTTACAAATAGATAAGCAAATTTACTATGGTTGCGATTGGGGTTTAGTCGATCCATTTGCAATTGTTGAGGTTAAGTACCACGATGGCAATTTATATGTCCACGAGGTGAACTACAAATCTGAAAATGAAATTAGAAAAACATTAACAACTACAGAAAACCATCAAATAAACGCACAATCAGATGAGGGCTTGGTAAGTTGGTTATTTACAAAACTAAATATACCAAAAGACAAAACAATTGTATGCGATAGTAACAGGCCAAGTAAGATAATAGCTTTAAGGCGTTCGGGTTGGGAATACGCTATTTCAGTAGGTGGGAAAACTCGATTAATTGACAGAATTGGAACTATGCAAAGTTTAAATGTGTACTATACATCCACTTCAAAAAACCTTGAATTTGAGCAAGAAAATTACAGTTATCAAAAAGATAGGTTCGGAGTTACTTTGGAGCAACCAGAGGACGGAAATGATCACCTGATCAATGCAACCGAATATATTACGCAAAAACTATTCGAAATGAATATAATAAAAAATATTTAGTATCTTTGTAAAAAATAAATTAATGGGTTTTAATTTTAATATAGGTTTTGGAAGTAACGCACCGCAAACAATCGAGAGAGATTTAAGTGGTAATTTCTTTTACGAGGTAATAAACCAACAGGCAAACCTAAACAAGTTTAAGAACGATAAAGATAAAATCAATGTTATTTTATCTAATCCAGCAGCGTTAAAAGTCTTTGCATTAAACTGTGATCTTTTTAGTTTAGGCAAGATTAACACGCCAGCAGTTAACGACTTTCTTTACACTCAAAGAAAAAAACCAAACTTTAAACAGAACTGGACTCAATTCCTTTGGGATTATATGTTTTTTGTTCAATTAGGTACTGCATATCTTTGGACTCCTAACAATTCATTAAACGAAACATCCCCTATTCAATGGCTTAATCCTGCCAAACTTGATTTTGATAGTAATTTAATTGATAAATTAAACAATCTTGTTTTATCAAATGTAACTTATAAAGACTTATTAAAAGGCACTGTTAAATATAGTTTTGGTAATACTTCAAAATTAATACCAATTAGCGAAATTACACCATTTTACGACCTTACTAATACCGTTTCAAATAATAGTTTCAAAGGGGTTTCAAGAATTGACGCATTATATAAAGTCATTTCTAATTCAGAAAATGCGTTAAATGCAAAATCTATTAATTTAGAATTTAGCCAGAAATTTATAGCAAGCGCAAAGAGTGAAAGTTTAGAATCGGTTAATATGACCGATACAGAAAAAAGAAATATTGAAGGAGTTGTAAGAGGGAATAAGAACGTTCACGCTATTAAAAAACCTATTGATATAAAACGTTTTGTTGACGATATTGCACGTTTAAAATTGGATGAGTGTTTCTATAATGACTATTTTATGATTGGGTCAATGTATGGAATTCCTCGCGATGTATTAGAAGCTAATTTAAAAGGCAGTACATACGAGAACCAAGAAAAGGCAGTAAATAGGCATGTGGAATATGTTTTAAAGCCTAAGGGGCAAATGCTAACTGATTCATTAGAGGACTTGTTTAACTATCCTGAATTGATTATGAGCTGGGAGCATTTAAGTTTTAACCAAGTATTTGAAAAGGAACGTCAAGAGGTTATTAAGTTAAAATTAGAAAATCAAATATTAGCAAATGATAATAATATTAATATAGCTGAATTATGATAACCAAAGAAGAAATAGAAGAACTAAAAAAAACTAAAAAAAATGAAGATACCATCGTTCGAAAATAAAGAACAGGAAATTGAATTTATCGTAAAGAATCAAAATAAATTGATTGCATTTAAAAAAGCGTCGTTTAAAAAGGCAGATACATTTTCTTTTAGTCCTATTGAAACTACAAAGGCAATTGTTAATAATACGCCAATTCAAGAGGCCGAAGAAGAACTAAAAGTAAAAGTAGTTATTAATTCAACTAACTTTTTAGACTCTCACGGTGATGTACATATTAAAGGATTGTGGAATAAGTCTATTAGTGAAAACAAAAATATTGTACATTTGCAAGAACACTGCATGGAGTTTGATAAAATTATTGCCGATGGTGATGACTTGAATGTTTTTACTCAACAATTTACTTTTAAGCAATTAGGGTATAATTACGAAGGTAAAACAGAATGTTTAATATTTGAAAGCAAAGTAAAAGAAGATCGTAACGAGTTTATGTATGAACAATATTCGAAAGGATTTGTAAAAAATCACAGCGTCGGAATGTCTTATGTTAAAATGTTACTTTGTGCAAATAATCCATCAAGTACACAAGAATTTGAAAATTGGAATAAATATTTACCAGAAGTGGCAAATCAAGAAACAGCAATTGAAAAAGGTTATTTCTGGGCCGTACTTGAAGCAAAATTAATTGAAGGGAGTGCGGTTGTTATAGGATCTAATCCAGTTACACCAACCTTAGAAAATAATATGAAAGCCGTTAACACACTTTCAGAAAATGAGCCAACCGTAGAAGTTACTCAAAAAATGAATGAAAACGAATTTAACCAATTATTAAACAAATTTTAAAAATGATTACACAAGAACAATTAGACGCATTAAGCGCAAAAGTTGAAGGATACAAAGCACAAGATGTTGAAGTATCTGCATTAAAAGCTGAATTAGAGGCTTTGAAAGGAAAAGAAACGATTGAAAAATCAGTATTCGAAAATTTACAAGAACAAGTTAACCAATTAAAAGAAATGGGAACACAGTCAATCACTGTAAAAACTTTGGTAGAAGAAATCAAAGAAAACAAAGAAGCATTAAAAAACATCGCAAAAGGTGGAAATGCTGAAGTAGTATTGAAAGCTGATACTTTGAGAGCTTCTATTGCTACAAATCCACACGTTGAATTAGTTGACGGTATTGGTCAATTGCAACGTAAAAAAAGAAGTTTATACGACCTATTCAGAAAAATTCCTGTTGGAGCTGGTAACCATAATGGTACTGTTGCTTATGTTGACTGGGATGAGGCTACAACCGTAAAGGCTGCTGCTTCTGTTGCTGAAGGTGTTGCATTTGCTGAAAGTACTGCTAAATTCAAAGGTTATACATTAGCATTGCAAAAAATCGGTGATTCATTGCCAGTTTCTGAGGAGTTTTTCAATGATGAGGTTATGGCTGCTGCTGAATTAGATATGTTTTTAGAAGCTAACGTTTTGGATAAAGTTGCTTCTCAAATCGTAGTAGGTGATAACACAGGAACTAACTTGAAAGGTTTAATTACTTCATCACCAGCTTACACGGCTGTAGCTTCTGGAATTACAGATGCAAACATTTATGACTTGATTGCAAAAGTTTCTGAAGATATTACTTCTGTTGGTGGTGCAAAATACGCTCCAGATTTCGTTGCGATGAATATTGCAGACATCAACAAATTGAAATTGAAAAAAGATAGTACTTACAATTATGTATTTAATTTTAATGATCCACGTATTGGAGCATTGAATATCGTAGAAGATAATAATGTAACAGCTAACACACTTTATTTAGGTGATTCAAGATTTGCACGTATTTATGAAATGGGCGGTGTAGTTGTATCAAAAGGATTCAACGGTACTGACTTCGCAGAAGATATGATGACTTTGAAAGCTCGTAAGAGATTAGCTTTCTTAGTTCGTGAAGCTGACAAAACAGGATTCAGAAAAGTAGCTTCTATTTCTGCTGCTTTGACTACATTAGCAACATAGTAATATGAAAAAAGTAGAGTTTACAAAAGACTTTGCAACTAAATTGAAAGGCGATGTCTGGGAATGTGATTCCCAGCTCGCTTCTCACTTAGTAAATGTTGACAAAGTAGCTAAGTATTACGAACCAAAAAGCAAAAAATAAATGTATTTAATTGACCAAACATATTTTATCAAAGAATTAAACGTTCCTAACATCAATGAGATGGATTCGGACAGTTTGACAATCTTAACACAGTACATTGATAAATATAGCCGTCAATTACTACAAAACGCTTTAGGGTATACATTATTTAAAGACCTTGATCTAAACATAACTGCTGGAGTTTTAAATGTAGGAGCATCACAACGTTGGAAAGACCTTGTTAATGGTAAAGAATACGTTAAGGATGGCAATACATACAAATGGAAAGGATTATTGCATACAGAGGGCTTATTTAAAGGCTCTTTATTAGCAAACTATGTATTTTACCATTGGTTAAAAGATAATACAACAACGGTAACAGGAACAGGGGAAAAAAGTATTAACGCTCAAAATTCTGAAACTGTTAATTCAAATCAAAGATTAGTAACCGTATGGAATGACTTTGCAGCCGAATATCAAGGAAATAACACACACTTTCCTTCAATTTGGTTTAAAGGTTGTACAACTGTTATTGATTGGTTTGGAAGTGGTGAACAATTGGGGTATGTTAGTTTAATTCAGTTTTTAGCTGATAACGATACAACTTACACCAATGCAAATATGACTATATTCAGAAATCAAAATCAATTTGGATTATGATAGTAGTCGAAAACAGCTTAAAAGATTTATTCGCACAATTACCAACTATTAATGGATTTAAGCCAAAATTTAACTGGGGTTCACAAGATACTTTAAATTTGTATTTATCGCAGTTAAAAACAACTAATAAGTATCCGTTAATTTGGTTAGTAGAAACGCCTGAAAATGGTAACTTTGCAACGCAAGCAGTTGAAAAATCTTTGAAGTTAATAATTGCTAAACAATCGGTACACGTTACCAATACAAATCCAATCATTTGGGATACTGAATTTAAAGACGTATTAAATCCACTTTTGGAAAATGTTTTAAAAGCATTAGATAGGAGTACAATTACAGAAATAAAAGACAGTAAGTATAAAATTCAAAGGATTAGCAATTATTCAGAGGACAACGGCAAAAATGCAAAGACTATTGATAACTGGAATGTAATTGTTTTAGAAGTCGATGTATATTTTAAAGATAACTGTTTAAAACTAATAAAATTCTAACAACAATTAAAAAAAATTAATAAAATGGCATTAACAACAATCGTAAATTCAGTAAACTGTGGAGCTTCAGAAGTTTTAGGAACAGGACTGAAAAACTGCAAACAAGATATTAAAAGAGTTACCACTCTTGGTCTTTTAGAAAGAGGTTTAAAATTTGATAACGCACGTTCTTTGGAATTGGCTTATATTCAAGAATTGCAACAAAAAGGGCAATTAATCGTATTACAAGGTGTAATCGAGTTAACTGATAACACAGCAGAGGATACTATTATCACACGCGCTGGATCAGGTGAGAAAATCGTAGCTGGTAAAAATCCATACGAATATACTGTAATGTTTGACAACGGTCTTAACTTTCACAAGGCTTTAACTTCTTTGTCATCTCACAGACAATATGACTTGATCATGTTTGATTCAAAAGGTGATGCAATTTTCACACAAACAAAAGCGGGTGAGTTCAAAGGTTTCACACTTGGAATGTTTGAAAATGGTAAATACACTATGAGTAACGGTACTGACGCTTCTGCTCAATCAGTAACTTTCCAAATGGTTAACCGTTTAGAGTTTGATGAGCGCGTAAGCTGGATTACTTCAGATAATTTGAATTATAACGCACAAGAGGATTTAGACGGTATTAATGACGTAGTATTTACACTTACTACACCAACTGCTGGAACTTCTATTGTATTTACTGCTAAAACATTAGCTGACAATCACCAAGTTTCATTAAGTGGATTGCTTAAAACTGATTTGCTTTATACTGTTGACGGTGCGACGACAACTATTACTACTTTAGTTGAAAGCACAACAGAAGCGGGCAAATATACGCTTACAGTTCCTTCATTTATTGCGGGTAAAGTATTGACTTTAAAAACGTGGGATACTACATTATTAAAAACTGCCATCAATTTATCTGATGTATTGTATAAATCAAATGTAGCAACTACAACAGCAATTTAGTAGTTTAGATTGTTTTTATAAATAAGCGCATCATAATAGGTGCGCTTTTTTTTGTACTTTTGTATTATGAGAACTATTAAGGATTATATGGACTTTGTTAAAAATGTTAGGAATAATATTCCACAACAAACAGAGGGTATAATTAACAGAAATAAGGCCGAAATAATAGACTTAAATAGACAGGCTCAATTGTATGCAAAAGGGGAAGATAGTTTAGGATTAGACTTACAACCATATTCATTTTTTACGGTAGAGATAAAACAATTATTAGGACAACCATACGACAGAACTACATTAAATTATTCAGGATCTTTTTATAGAGGTTTTTATTTAAAAGTAGACAAAGAAAATTTAATACTTACATTTGATTCAAGCGATACAAAAACACCCGATTTGATTGGAAAATATGGTAAAAATATTTTTGGATTGAATTATGATAATCAACAAAAACTTAATTATGAAATTATTAAACCTGAACTGGATAAATACATCAGTCAATATTTATAAAAAGTGTGATGAAATGCCACTTTGGAACTTTCAAAAGTATCTTGAAACTAACGAACTAAAATACTTTACAAAGGAATTAAAAGACGTAAAAGGCTTAGATAGTGTAATGAATGATTTTTTTGTTGAGTATTTAGAATTAACTCAAAATAATGCAGTATATCAAAGATTCAGTAAAATTTATAAACTGTTAAAATTAGAAGGAAAGTATAATTGTGTTACATTAATATTAAAATCATTATACAATTACGATAAGGGTTTAAATTTAGATATGTTTCACGCTTTAACTTGGGAACTTGAAAAATGGCATTACAGGATTGACAGATCAAAAGATATATTTTCACAGCTTGAAAATATAAATCAAAGATTGCAGAATGTTAAAACACAAATTGAAATACTGCAATTGGAACTTAAAAAAGATGATCAACAAGAAAGCCAAAGTATTGAAAGCCAATTAATTTCAGTTAGTCGTATTTTAGAATTAAAGTACAAATTAGATGCAAAAGAAATTACGGTAAAAGAATGGATTGAATTCCAAAAACAAGCTGAAAAAACAATAAAATCGCAAAAGAATGGCAAATAGTATTGATTTAATAGTAAGTAAAGAGGCACAGGCTGGACTTGATGCATTATATAAATCATTAACCAAAACACACGAAGAAGTAGTAGCGATTTCAAAACTTCAACTTTCTTTTAATGGTGGCCAATCACCTAAAAGTGTTACTGATTTAAACGAAAAAATAAAAGATCAGGCAAAAATTCAGGCTCAATTAGAAAAACAAATTGAAAGGAATAGACTTGCAGAAATAAGACTACAACAAACAAGGGAAAAAGCCTTTGATAAATATACCGCACAATTACAAAAGGAAGAAGCCAAACTAAAAGCATCCGAATCAGTTTACAATAAAATTCAAAATAGTATGAATTTATTGCAAAAAAGCTATAAAGATTTGGCTATTAGAAAGGAATTAGGAAGCCAATTAACAGATAAAGAGGAAAAAAGTTTAGAGCGATTAGGTAAAAGAATACAAGACTATGACAGAGCTTTAAAAGCTGTTGATGGTCAAATGGGTAAATACCAGCGTAATGTTGGTAACTATGCAGGGGCTTTTAATCCATTAAGCAACTCAATCAATCAATTAAGCCGTGAGATGCCAGCGTTTGCCAATTCCGTTCAGACTGGATTCATGGCAATTTCAAATAACTTACCTATCTTTTTTGATGCTATGGGTGGCATCATTAACCAAAATAAAGAATTACAAAAACAAGGATTACCAACTCAAAGCGTATTTAAACAACTTGCCGCTTCTGTTTTTAGTTTAGGAACTGCATTAAGCGTTGGTGTTACTTTGCTTACTTTATATGGTAAAGATATTGTAACATTTATAGGTAAATTATTTGATGGCGGTAAACAGATGCAAACTATATCTGATCAAATGAATCAAATAACGGATGCGAGAAAAAAAGCTTCTGAAAGCGCATCAACTGAAATATCTGAATTAGATACACTTTATAAAGTAAGTCAGGATGTTTCAATATCTATTGATCAAAGACGTGAAGCCGTTAATAAATTACAGGAGCTTTATCCAAACTTTTTAGCCAATATATCAGATGAAAACATATTAAATGGTAAAGCTGAAAGTCAATATTATAAGCTTAGAGATGCTATAATGGCAAAATATATGGCACAAGCTATTGGCGACAAATTAGCAGAAAACGCAAAAGATAGTTTAGAGGATTATTTAAGTATTCAAGAAAAAATACAAGAAACCGAAGCTGAAATAGCAAAATTAAGAAAAAGTGGTAAAGATTTAATTATTGCTGGATCAAGGGAAGAAAAAACTCAAACAGTTAGAATATCAAATAATGAGTTGATTTTAGCACAAGAAAGAAAATTAATAATATTAAATAAGGATAAAAACAATTTAAAAACACAAGAAAGGCAAGAAAATTCATTGCTTATTAAAACAATGCAGGAAATGCTTGTTCAGGCTAAGCCGTTAGAAATTGAAGATAAAAAACAAATTTCAAGAACAAAAGAAAAAACTAAATTAGCAAAAGACAAATTAAAAGTTGACAAAGAAATAAACAGAAATACAGAGGAATATTTCCTTTCTGAAATTTCACGCTTGGAAAAATTAAGGTCGTCAGTTGCAACAACTACAAAAGAATACGAATCATATAACGCACAATTAGAGTTCCTAAATACAAGTTTGATGTATTTAAGAGGCGGTGAAAGGTTAAATATGGCTGGAATAGTAACTGGTGGCAAAAGTGAAATTGAACAATTGCCAATAGCAGCCAAAGAAAGTTTAGAGCAAACAAGCCAATATTTAAAAGGCTTTTACGATCAATTTGGAAGTGAATCAGGAATGCCGACTTTGTTTAAGGTTATGAATAAAGAAATTGAAGGCTTTGGGTTTAAAGCTACTGATAACTGGAAGGTTACAGCTACCGCAATGATGGAAATAGGTCAGGAATTGACTAATACATTAATGAAACAAAGTGAGGCACGTTTTAACGCTGAATATTCACGATTGGAACAACAAAAAAATATATCTATTGCATTCGCTGGAAGTAGCACAGCTGCAAAAGCTGAAATAGAACGACAATACGAAGAAAAAAGAAAATCAATACAAAGGCGACAAGCAGAATCCGAAAAGAAACAAGCTATGTTTAATATAGCTATAAATACAGCTCAGGCTGTTATGTCTACACTTGGAAAAGGTGGTTTTTTCGCTAGTCCTTTGGCTATTGCAGTTGCTGCAATTGGTGCGGCTCAATTAGCAATGGTTGCAGCTCAGGAAATACCCGCATTTGCAGAAGGTGGAATTCACGAAGGTGGCAAAATGTTAATCAATGATGCAAAGGGTTCAAAATATCAGGAAACAGTTGTAACACCAGACGGTAAAGTAAGACAGTTTAAGGGAAGGAATAAAGTTGTAGATGCTCCAAAAGGAACGCAAATTTTCACACCTGATCAATGGAGCAAACAAATTAATAACTTACTTTTGAAAAATAATATTTCACCTTTGCAAACTAACCAAACTAACGGAATAAATAAAGATGATCTTGAAAGTGTATTTAGAAAATATAGCGGATCAAATGAGGTGGCAATTGATATAAACGAAAATGGATTTAAGAAAATGATAAGTTCAAACGGAAGAACAAGAGAGGTTTTAAATAGTAGACTAACAACAAAAGGACGTATTGTATAATGGAAAACTTTACATTTTATTTAAACTTTAAGAATGATGCTACAGGCTTGATTGAAATAACCGAGCCTGTTAAATTCGATGGTGCCAGCTTTACAGTTGAACAGGATAAAAGCCGTTATGGTAGGGATATAAGCTACGGAAATGAGGAAGTCAGTCTGGAGTTTTATGATGGCATTTTTGATAATGGTTTAACAATGGGTTTATTCCAATTATTAGATTATTACAAAACATACGGCTTTGAAAGTGAGGTTGAATTTATATTAAAGAAAAACGGTGTAACTTTTACGGTTGGATTGTTAGACTTTCAAATGGCAAAAACTGACTTACTTACTTATTTTGAATGCAAAGTAATTCAGGAAAATAATCGTGCAATAATAAATAGGCGCAAAGATATTAATGTTGATGTTTTTAGCGATAAAGATTTAGATTTAAACACAATCACACCTTTAATAACTGAAAATATACTATTAAAAGCAAAGCCAGTATTACAAGTAAGTGAGTGGAAAAGTGTAGGAGAAAAATCATTCCATGCCGACTCATTAGATCCTACTGAATTATGGTGCGCTTTTAACCTTGCTCAAACAAATACAAGTTCGGGAATAGATAATAGTTTGAATTGGTTAGAAGATACTATTTATACAAATAGCATTTTAGACGCTGAAAAATTTGGTTTATTATATGCGCAAAATAGATTAAATGAAATAAAAGTAACTGCTACAATAGACATGACTTATGTAGTAACTCAGGGGGTATTTGCTGACTTTGGTTTTGTTGCTTTATATCTTTGTTGGGGTGATACTTTTGACCCTTCAACGTTATCGACTACACGTCATTTATTATATAATGACACTTGGGGGTCTACAGTAGAAAAAACTGTAATATTAAACGATACTTTTGAATTTACAATTGATGAGGTTAATCAAGGCGGTAAAGTTTGGTTATTTTGGGCTGCTGTAGGTTCTGCAGATTGCAATATTGACATAACTCATAGGAATTTTAATGCAAAGGTTCAAGCTACTTCAACTGCTATTGATAGCGTAATAAAAGGCGTTAGATATGTTGATTTATTTAAACAAAATATTAAATCAATATCAGGATTAACAGTTGATGCGCCAAAATTTGATGTTTCTGGCGAGTTTTATGAACAATTTGCATTTAATGGTAAATTAATAAGACAATATACAGACAAGCCGTTTTATGTTAATTTTAAGGATTTAACGGAAGGATTACAAGAAGTTAATGCAGACTATCAGATAAACCAAAACGATGTATTTATAGGGCAATATGATGACTTTTACAATAATGTAGACTTAGGAGGATATTTACAAGCCCCAGACACAGAATTTAACACACAATTTAATGACAGATATACTATTAATGCTTTTAATTATTCTTATAAGAATTACGAACAAAATAGAGATGAGAGTAATACAATTGATAGCATACATACGGACTCTCAATTTTTAATACCAAATAAATTAGTTGAAAACAATAAAAAAGTTGAAGTAAACCATATACGCGATCCGTTTAGTATTGAAAGTGCAAGAAGGCAGGGCATAAATACAAAAGAAAGCACTTCTTTGGATAATGACGACAAAATATTTTTAATAGATGTATATCCGTTATTAGATTTTCCAAATGGAGGTTTTGGATTACGTTTATTAATGAGAATTAATAGTGGTAGACTTGAAATACTAAATAACACTTTAAATGGTGAAGGCACTCCGTTTGATTGGACTTTATTAGGTTTTATTGTAGGAACTAATTTCAATATTGTTTCAGGGGTTAATATGGGGTCTTATATTGTTTATTCGTTAGAAAGAGAAAAAATAGTTTTAACACCTTCTGGATTTACGCCAACTTTTGAGGGCGACGGTTTTATCAAAACTCAATATACTTTAAATGATGTATTTTATGTAAATAGAACAAATCAGGGGTTTACTGAAATACTAAATTTGTCAAGCGGTGATAATTATAGTAATTTAAGATATTCTATTAAAAGAAATATGAATCACTGGCAAAGTTATTTAAAAACTGCATCAAAATATAAACCAAACGGAATAATACAAAATACATTCTTTAAAAATAACGGTTTACTTTCAACAAAATACGGATCAGAAACTGTGGCAACTATTGAGGGTGCAAATATTAATGTAACTGATTTAAACGATGCTATTTTATCACCTATATTTTATAAAACAAAAGTTGTAGCTGAATTTGAAACGGTTAAAACTTTGTTAGATAATTTGGCAATTCAAAAGGGATTTATTAGGGTAGTAGACACAAATGAAAGAGTTTTAAAAATACATCCTACCAAATTAGATTACGAATGGTCAACTAATTTATTGACAATTGAAGGAGAGCAAAGAAATGAAAGCGATTTCGTAACTATTGACACAGTAGGAACTAAATTAATAAAAATTAACGAGGTTGGATATGATTCTGTTATACTTAAGCGTAAATGGTTTAAAATTGATAGTTTTTTTGTAACTTTGTATGATTTCAATAGTGTTCCTTTAATCACTCCAACGAGGTTTGACAAAATCAAAGTTAACGGTATTATTTACACGACATCAATAACCCTTTCAGACGCTTTAAATGGATTATAGTTTCATAAGATTATCGAAGATTGAGGATAGTGAAAATCCAGCAATATCTAAAATAAATTATTCAGATTGCATCCAATTAGCAACTGATGAAATTTATACTCAAATATCAAACAACTCTGACGGGATAGCATTTGACAATGACTATTCTGTTTTTGTTGTTGATTGTGAAAATACTGAGTTATTAGATATTACGGCAAAAGTAAATATTTATGAGTTTACCGATAGGAATGGAATTAAACAGGTAATTTTTACAATTAATTCAATAGCTAAAGATTTTGGATTTAATCCTTTAAAATTAAAATTTAGCAAGACTACAGGGTCTGATATTTGGTATTCTAATGAATTAATTATAACAGATGAATTTTTAGAAGAAACCACGAGATTTGACTATAAAGCAAATGGATATTTTCACGGGATTTCATACGATATTTTAAATATTAAACAATCTATTAGATTACGTTGCTTTTTCGATCGTTTAGATAATGAAACAGAAGTAAAAGACTATTATCAAATAACACGCGGGAATACAATAAGTACACGGGCTTTATTTAAAGAATTAAGCCATTATAAATTTAGTACTATAAATCCTTTTGTATTCAGACGTATTAATATACTTTTAATTCACGATATTATTTATATAGATACTTTTAGAATGACAAATAAAACCAATGTAAAAGGATCGGAGCGTTTAGGTTATTCTAATTTATCAGAGGCTGAATTTTCTGTATATATTAACAAGTCAGACATTTATATTTCAGGATTGCAACCAGTTTTATTGCCGCATTATTCGGGATTACATTATTCAACAACTCATTATTCAACAACAATATGACACGCACAAATTTACAAAATTTAATTAATTCAAATTTAGCGGACTTATCTAATATAGTGCCAGCTAAACACAGAGAAGTTGAAACGGCTTTATTAAATGAAATTGCACCACTTTATGAGGTTAAGGAATTAGATATTCCAGATTCCCAATTAGCTACTTTTTTAACTGCAAATTTTGATTTAACAGGCTTTGGAATAAATAATTATGCAGGTTTTGCAATTTGCAACGGATCTAATGGAACACGTAATAGGGGCGGTAGGACATCAATTGGCTATGATGCTACTAATTACGCAACAATAGGAGCAACAGGTGGAAATAAAGACGCGGTAGTTGTAAGTCATAGTCATACTGCTATTACAAATGCAAATATATCAATTGGTAGTGGTGATGCAAAGGATATCACAATTGATGGAATTATATCGCCTACAACAGGAGCACCAATAACATCTACAGTAAATACAGAAGGGGTTTCAGGAACTGATAAAAATATGCAACCTTATATAGTAACTTTATTTATTCAAAGAATAGCATAATATGGCAACACTACAAATCAGAAAAAAAAGTGCAAAGACTTGGTTACACATACCAAGTGATGCAGATGAATTTATATTGTCAAAATTCTATTGTAAAACAGATGATAATATTTTTAAAATCGTAGAAGAAAGCGGAAGTAGTCGTAAAGAATACTTATACGGTAATATAACCGTTTATGACGATACGGCAGGAGGAGCAATGGAAACTTTTGTAAGTTCTCAAGCTTTAATGATAAGATTAGAGGCTTTAAAATATGTGGGTTTTAATAGGGACGGGGACGTTCCAACATCGTATATTGAAAGTGTTATAGCAGGTACAAACGTAACAATTGATAACACCGATCCATTAAACCCAATTATATCAAGTACTGGTGGCAGTGGTACTCAAAACTTAAACGATGTTTTAGTTGAGGGTAATTTAACTGGAGGAGAGAATATATCTATTTCAAGTGGCGACGCTATAATATTAGATAACGGATCTTTATTAAAAAAAGGTACAATTGACGCTGGTTATGGAGGCACAAAAGGTATCGCTCAAATTTGCGCAGTAGGTTATGAGTTGAAATGGGAAGCTGGTAGGCTTTATGTAATGGGAGATGGTGGTACAACTATTAGAGAAGTATCGCACAATTTTACAACTACACCCGCTGCTACCGATGACACGTCAAAAGGTTTTATAGTTGGTTCACGTTGGATTTTAGATGACGGTGATTTATATGTATGTACCGATAACACAAGTGCGGCTGCTGTTTGGGTATTACAACCAAATATACCAACAAAAACAAGCGACTTAATAAATGACGGCGACAATGGTACAAGTCATTTCATATCATTAGAAGATTTACCAAGTACACTTACAGTTTATCCTACAACTGTAGCAAGTGGAATTGGTGGTTATAATAAATTGGTATCTTCTATTACAGACCCAGACTATAATACCACAGCAGTAGACGTAAGCACGGGAGCAATTACAGGAACAAACCAACTAATTGCTGGATTGATAACAGACCAAAACCAAATTATTGGTAATCCTGGTGTATTCAATATGACCACTATCGGTAATATTAGAAAAACAGCTGGATCAGGTCAAGCAGAATTTTTCTTTCGAGTTTATAAAAGAGATTTAGGAGGAACAGAAACATTAATACTACAATCTAATAACACACAGCAAATTACATCTTCTGTTTATGCTGAATTTTTTACAAATGGATTGTGGAATGATGGAATTTTTGTTTCAACTGATAGAATTGTAATTAAATTTTACGGTACAAAAGTTGGTGGAGGTTCTAACCCTACTTACGACTTTCAATTTGGGGGTACAAGTCCTGTAAGAAGTATCATACCAGTTCCTTTGAATGTTATTCCGAGCGGTGGAGTGCCTTTAACCCGTGAGGAATTCAGTTATACAGCTTCTCAAAGTTTCACTTTAGCAAGTACACCAAGTTTTATTTATGCGGTCTTTGTAAATGGTCAGGAATTAAACAGTTCACAATATTCTTTTGTAACTAATACTTTAACGATAGATGACGCTTTAGAAAGTGGCGATAAAATAAACATTCTTTATACACCTACAAGTTCAGGATTTTTAGAGTATTACACGAAAGCGGAAATTGATGCATTTGATTACGAAAGCAACCACGCAGAATTTATTGAGGTAAATGCTTTGACAGACTTACCAAGCGCAGTTAGTGGAGTAATTACATTAGTAGGCGGTTATACTTACTTATTTTTAAAGCATATTGACTTATTGGGTTCTCGTTTGGTATGCGGTCAAGATACAGTTATTGTAGGTTGGAGTTCTGAAAATTGTTCAATTAGTTCAACGGGTTTAAGCGGTTCAACTGCTTTAATAACTTCGGTTTATTCTTTGCCTATTCGTAATATATCATTTACTCACGCTTTGGTATTTGATTTACAAGGCGATGGAACTACAACGGCTTTAGATTGGTTCGGGGTTAACCTTTTAAATTGTGCAAGTGGTGGAACAATTAGCAATTACACTAATTTTGTAGCAGGAGATAGCGCACTATTAAATAGTGGCGGTTTTATCTTTGATGGCACGATAGGTACAATAGCATTTAGTAACTGCCTTTTCGATACAGCAAGTACAAAAACAGCGATTACCGTTTTATCTACTTGTACCGTTAGCAGACGTTTGAGAATTATTTACTCATCATTTGTTACATTATCAGGCGAAACAGGAGTAAATTTTAATAGTTCGGCAACTGTAGGCGATGAAAAATATATTTTAGATACTTGTAACTTTAGCGGAGGAGGTACTTATATTAGTGGATTTGATGCTACTTCTAATAAGTCTTTATTCTCTAATTGTGTAGGTATTACCAATACTTCAACACGTGGATTCCTTCACATGTTGGACAATACAACAGCAACGGCAATAACAGGAACAGCTTCTTATTTTAAAGCTGCAGGAACTACCACGGCAAGTAGTGCGAACTCAAAATTCACTTCGCCAAGTTCAAACCGATTGACATATACAGGCGCATTTACACAAAGTTTTTTTGTAACTGTAAATTGTAATGTTAGAACTTCGGTTTCTACTCAAACAATTAATATTGTAATAGTTAAAAACGGAACTAATATAAGTGAAAGTGAAATGACTATTCTTTGCGCTGCAGGTAGTACGCCTTCTTTTGGCGGTACTCAAGCAGTAATTGAGTTAACCGCTAATGATTATATCGAGTTATTTGTTAGAAATACTTCAAGTGTTAACAACGTAATAGTTTCTGATTTGAATATGAATATTTTAAAAATACCAGTATAATGAACGGAATTAAAAAATTACCAAAAGGACAACTACAAGATGGATTAGTTGACGTATTGCAAGTAACACCTATAACACTAACGGCTGCCAGTTGGTTATTAGTTAGTGGATTGTATGAATACACTTATTCAAATGCTAATATATTAAGCACAAGTATTGTAGACGTAATTCCAGCAAGTTCTACAATTGCAATTGTAAAAGCTGCAGATATTATGCCAGCAACTTTAAGCACTTCTGGTAGTGTTAAAATATACGCTACTAATTTACCGACATCGGACATAACAGTAACTTTTAATATTTACAACTAATGGCAGTAGGGAGTTTTAAATTACCAAATGTAACAGCGTCCGCACCTGTAGATCCTTCAGGATGGACTAGGCCTTCTGATTGGTTAGCTATGCCAACAATAGGGACGCAAGAGTTTATAGGGTTATTAGCAGTTACAGACGATAGTAGTAATCATATAGCGTTAACTTGTCAGGGAGCTTACACAGTTGATTGGGGTGATGGAGTTACAGAAAATGTAGCTACTAACGTAAAGGCTCAACACACTTACACTTATTCAACAATAAGCAGCGGGTCACTTTCTGCTCGTGGTTATAAACAAGTTTTAGTAAGAGTTACACCGCAATCAGGTCAAAATTTAACTAAAATAGATTTACAGCAGCAAAATAGCATTTTAGCTAAGGCGCATTCAATGGGTTGGTTAGATATAGCTATTAAAGGTGCAAATATTACGACAATGACTTTAGGGGGTTCGACTGTTTATCAAAGTATGTGTGAAAATGTAGACATATATTCTATGGGTGCAATAACTAATTTTACTACTTTATTCTCAAACTTTTACACCTTACAAAAACTTACTTTACCAAGTACAACGGCAGTAACTAACTTTTTTGCAATGTTTCAAAATTGCAGGAGTTTAATAACTGTTCCTTTATTTAGTACGGCTTCAGGGATTACTTTTTCGAGTATGTTTACGGGTTGTTATTCTTTGCAATCAATCCCATCATTTAATACTGGAGCGGGTACTTTATTTGATTCTATGTTTTTACAGTGTTATTCTTTGAAATCAATACCACTTTTAAATACAGCTTTAGCCACTACAGTATCAGGAATGTTTCAAAACTGCATATCTTTAAGGACTATTCCTGCATTAGTTACAACCCTTTCAACAAGTTTCTTTTCTATGTTTGACGGTTGTTATTCTTTGCAATCTGTTCCGCTTATTAATACGGTAGCGGGATTGGATTTTAGATATATGTTTCAACAATGCCAATCATTACAGTTATTACCTAATTTGAATACAGCAGTAGGAACGCAATTTTTAGGTGTAGTTAGTTTATCGCCGTCAATAGCAAAAGCAGCCTTTCAAGGTACTCGTTATGCTATTTCTTATGCAAATATGTGTTTGAGTCAAACTGAAATTGTTAATATTTTTTACGGATTAGGCACGGCAGTAGGAACTCCAACAATTACAATTTCAACTAATCCAGGTTATGCAGCAGTAACGGCACCAGAAAAATTAATAGCGACCACCAAAGGATGGACAATTGCATAAAAATATAAAAAATGAAAATAGAAATAGTACCAGAATATTATATTCACGTAACAGCCGATAACGGCAAAATGTTAACAAATGGTGATGTGATCACAAAAGAGATATTTGCGCCTTTAGACAGTGATATAACAATGTGGTTTGAGATTGATGAAGAACCTGTTTAATTTTTGCATAATGACAATACCAATTAAGAAAATAGAACCGATCACATTTATCGGAATTGCTTTAGCATTTATTGCGCCAATATATCCACTAATGGCAACCGTTTGTACTTTTATTGTAGCAGATGCTTTATTAGAGATTATAAATTCCTTTAAAAACAAGCAATTTTGTCCGACTTTTGTAAAAAGATTGATATTAAAATTTCTATCTTATAACATTTGTTTAATAATTATTTACGTTTTAGAGGTTAATTTATTAGGCGAATTTGTAAAAATGATAGTCGGAATACCTTTATTAATTACAAAGGTTATTAGCGTTGGTTTAATTTGGTTAGAACTTAATTCAATAGATGAAAACTTTTATAAAATTACGGGTAAAAGGTTCGTAAAAGAGTTTAAAAAATTGATTATCTTTGGAAAAGAAATTAAAAACGAAATACAAGAAAATGGACAAAATAACGCTTGAAAAAATACAAAATGCGCATCCAAAGATTAGAGAGGAATTAAGCGTATATTATAGAGAATGTAACAACTTACTTCCTAAACATGTTAGGCTTCGTTTTAGCCATGTTTTTAGAAGTCCACAGGAGCAAAGAGAATTGTTTTTAAAACGTCCTAAAGTAACAAATGCTGATTCTTGGCAATCAATCCATAATTACGGATTAGCTTTTGATATTGTTTTATTATATGACAAAAATTGTGATGGAACTTTTGAAACTGCAAGTTGGACAATAGATGAGCATTGGGATCGAGTAGTAAGTTATTTTAAAAGCAAAGGTTATGAATGGGGCGGCGATTTTAAGTCGTTTAAAGACAAACCTCATTTCGAAAAAACATTTGGGTTTGATTGGAAAACATTAAAAAGCAGATTTGACAAAGGAATAATTATAAAAGATAACGGAATAACTTACCCTAAAATTTAACAAAATGGAAAAAAAAGAATTGATTGATTTAGCTTTAAAAGGAGTCGCTATTAAATATAGCGAAAGCCCCGCAACTACTAACGCTGGAAGGTGGTTGAGGTTAATTGTTAAGTATTTACCGACTGATTTAATTGTTAAGGCATTTGCTCATAAATTGAGTAGGTAATTTAAACGGGATTAGGGTGTCTCCTGGTCGAAACTAAAACCTTGTAATTAATTTTGCGAGGTTTTTTTATGCTTTGTTGTGTAATTAAATTTAATTACTTATATTTGCATTTATAATCATAAAAACAAACAAAATGAAAATTGAAATTAAATCTATTTTTGGTTCAGTATTATTTGAATATGAATGCGAAAATAATACATTGAAAAAAACAATTGAAAATGCTTATTTGAGTGGTGCTTATTTGAGTGGTGCTAATTTGAGTGGTGCTGATTTGAGAGATGCTTATTTGAGAGGTGCTGATTTGAGTGGTGCTGATTTGAGAGGTGCTTATTTGAGTGGTGCTAATTTGAGTGGTGCTGATTTGAGAGATGCTAATTTGAGAGGTGCTTATTTGAGTGGTGCTGATTTGAGTGGTGCTGATTTGAGAGATGCTTATTTGAGAGGTGCTTATTTGAGTGGTGCTAATTTGAGTGGTGCTAATTTGAGTGGTGCTAATTTGAGTGGTGCTGATTTGAGAGATGCTTATTTGAGAGGTGCTGATTTGAGTGGTGCTGATTTGAGAGGTGCTGATTTGAGTGGTGCTAATTTGAGAGGTGCTTATTTGAGAGATGCTAATTTGCCTATTTTTTCAAAATGGTCAATATCAATTAAAAATGATTTAATTAGAATCGGATGTAAAGAAAAAACTATAGAAGAATGGGATATTTGGTTTAATTCTAATGAAGAATTTGACACTGAAAGGAACAGTTCAGAATTTAAAAGAATTTATGCTAATTATGTAGCTGTAAGAGAATATTATAAAATAATTAATAACTAAACTATGAATAAAAAATTAAAAGAACTATTCCTTAAATCAGGACTATCAAAAGCCGAGTTTTCCAGAAAGTGCGGAATTAAAAAACAAAACCTTAATCCGTATTTAACTGACCTATACGAAATGAAACTTTCAACTTTTGAAAAAATAAAAAAGAATTATTATGGAAAATAAAATGACAAAAAAACAAGCTCAAAGAAAATTATATAATATGTGGGAAACTGGCAAAGTTCCATCAAATTTTACAGAAGATCATAGTGAGTATAGTAGATGTATTGAACAATTAATGAGGTTAGGTTATTTTGTATGGGAAGATTTTTTTTAATATTTTAATTATTTATTTGCGTAATTAAAAATTATTACTATCTTTGTCAAAACAAAAACAAAAACACTATGAAAAATTTATTTTTAAAATTAGACTACCAAATTAAGTTTGCTTACATTTTAGCAATCATTTTTATCTTAAACTTCATCTTTAGATCATAATGGAAAACAAAGAAAAATTTAACGAATGGATGAAAAAAATAGGTAATATCTATTTTACCGATAATGAACAAATGTGCAACGCTTTTACTAAAATTAATTAATATGAATAGTTACGATGCTTGGAAGGATGGAAGATTTGATAGTACATCACCAATAAACCAAATAGAAGTTGATGCCGAAATAGTTACAGGATACGATACATTATCACAAGCCTACTACAGCGGACACGAAGAAGCATTTTATAATCTTCAAATAGATATACTAAAAGAATTAGATATACTATTAGAGATAGCAAAATTAAACGCATCAGGAACAAAAAGCAGAATTGAAGACTTAATAAATAAATGTAAATAATTATGGCAACTGATTGGAGAAAATATAGAAAAAGTACGCATTTAGCAAGTGCGGATTTGGATGCAATGGAAACGGACGGATTAGCATTAATATTCACTATTAAAGAAGTAAAATACGAAACTGGCGTGGATGTTTCAGGAACTAAACAAGATGGAATTTTTTGTTACTTTATGGAGGCTGTAAAGCCGTTAAAATTGAATAGTACAAATAATAAGATTTTAGCTGGATTCGCTAAACAATATGGTTTAATAGGTAAAGAGTGCCACGTTATCGAGAATTGGTCAGGAATGAAAATAGAATTGTTTGTGGATCGTAATGTTAAAATGATGGGTGCAATTACCGACGGAATTAGAATAAAGCCATTAAGACCAAAAGCAAAGGTAAAAAAGGAATTTACAGAGAGTAATTTTGAAGCAGCATTTAAAGCTAATGCAACTATCGAGCAAATTGAAAAATCATATACAATAAGCGAAGAAATTAAAACTAAATATTTGAACTATGGAAAATAACATTGAACAAAGAACTGCAGAATGGCACGAGCAGCGCAAAGGAAGATTTACAGCTTCCGAAATTGTTAAACTGCTTGGAGTTCGTGGATTAGGAGAAACAGGCAAAAGCTATGCAATCGACAAAGCGATTGAACAATTATACGGAGAAATGGATGAAACATTTGTTTCTTATGATATGCAACGAGGTATTGACTTAGAGCCGTTAGCCTTTGCTAAATTTGCGGACACAAAAGAATTAGAGTTTATTGAGGTTAAAACGTGCGGTTTCTTTGAGTTTGGCGAAGATGCTGGAGCAAGTCCTGATGGTTTGGTTGGAGAAGATGCAATTTTAGAAATAAAATGCCCACGTTCAACTACTTTCTTTGAATTAGTAGCGACAAATGAAGTAGACAAAAAGTATTACGCACAGATGCAAATGCAAATGTTAGCTACAAATCGAAATAAAGCCTATTTCTTCAACTATTTAGTTCACCAGGGAAAAGAGTATTGGCACGAAATATTAGTTGAACGTGACGAGGTTATGATAGAATTGATTAAAAACAGAATTTTAGAAGCAACAGAAATTAAAAAAGAATTTATTAACAAATTAAATACAAACAAACAATGGCTTTAGAAGTAACAGGAGTAATCGAAAACATTTTACCATTAGAAAAAGGACAAACTAAAGATGGTAAAGAATGGCAAAAACAAAGTTTTTTATTAAAAACAGCTGAGCAATATAACAACCTTTATTGCTTTGAAATTTTCGGGGATGAGAAAGTAGAAAACTTTATTAAATTTAATAAAGTAGGTCAATCGGTAAAAGTTGATTTCAACGTAGGTTGCAACGAGTGGAATGGTAAATATTTCACTAAATTATCGGCTTGGAAAATCTTTAAAGCTGATTCAAAAGAAGAAGAAGTTTCACAAGAAGAAATTGAAAGTTCGGATCTCCCTTTTTAATATTAATAAAAACCCCCTATTAATTTAGGGGGTTATAAAACAAAAACAAAATGAGCAAAAGTAAAAATAAAAATATGCACAAATTTTATTGTTTGATGCAATTGGTCTTGGAAAATTTAGATGATTTAAAAGTAACTGCACCGAGAATGATACAATTAAAAAAAGACATTATTGAAATGTGCGAATTATTAAATAATGAGGTTGCCGATACGGCGGCTATTCAAAAAAGTACATATTTTCAGGAAATCACTAAAAAAATAGATACAATTTTAAGGATTAACTTTAATGAAAATATGTAATTATGAAAAGAATAGCAAAAAAAAATAGAATAGGCTTGGAAGTAGGAAAAGAATATACAATATATCAAGACCCTGATTTTTCTAATTATTATGTAACAAGTGGATATATGTTTTTAAAAGAAAATTTAGAAAATTATTTTGAACCTGAACAAAAACAGAAAAAAGACAAAGTAGTAAGCCAAGTATTAAACAAGTTCAAAGAACGCTCTAAAATAGGGATTAAAAAGTACGGAACAACTTTACACGAAAATAACACTGATGACTTTTTAAATCACTTACAAGAGGAGTTAATGGATGCGATTTTATACTTACAAAAACTTAAAAACAATGGAAACAAATAAAATAGCTGAATTAATAGAATGGCTTGATACAGAACCGAATTTAGTCAAAGTACAAGACGGTTTTTTATATCACGGACAATATTTTACAAACCAACAAATAATAGAAATTTATGCTAAACGAAGTTAGAGAATT